CAGCGGCATCGCCATCATCGGCGCCGACCTCCGGCGTGGGCGTTTCAAGCCGCGCATCACCGTCGTCGCCTCGCCCTACCTGCACGTCCTGCTCAAGGACGACGCCAGCAGCGCCGGGCAGCACTGGGACCCGCTGCTCGGGCGCATCGTCTACGACTGGGTGGCGGTCCGCTACCAGTGCGAAATCCGCTGGGAGGAATTGTCATGAGCGTCGTCCGCAACGCCGCCCGCCGCGTCCGCCGCTTCTCCGGCCGCACCGCCCACGCCTGGGACCTCTGGTATCGCCTTGGCTTCCCATGGAGCCACGCCTGGAGGATCGCTGGAACATGGCACTGACCGCGAACGAAACCCGCGCCCTGCGGGCGCTGCGCGCCGGTCCGCTGGCGCATGAGCAGGCCGAACAGCGCTGGGCCAGCGGCACGATGGAGCTTTACAGCCTCGCCCGCGCTGGCCTGGCCGAAAAGGTCGGCGGGGAATTCCGCATCACCCCAGCCGGCCGCGCCGCCTGCCCGCCCGTCAATCCCCTGCTGGCCAGGACGCCAGCCGAACCGAAGGAACAGACACCAATGCCGAGAAACAAGACAACCACAAGCGATGTGTTTGACGCGATCTGCGCTGCCGGGCCGGATGGGACGACCCCCATCGCGCTGTCCAGCTTGCTCGCCGTGAGCGACCAGACCATCTTCAATCACCTCAAGTCTTTGACCAGAGAGCCGGGCGCTGTCGTGCGCAGGCCGCGCAAAGGACAGCTGGTCGCCAGCCGGTATCTTGATGGCGCGCCGGAAAGCGCCGATGAACCGGCGGTCGCGGAGGCGCCTGGGGTTCCCGAGGCTGAGGTCGAGAAGCACGCCCGCGATTACGCCGGGATGCTCGACTTCGACCTCGAGGCGGCGCAGAGCGTGGATCTGACTGCGGCCGACAGCGTCGACAATGCGCGGCAGCGCGACGCCGGGCCGGAGACGACCGCGGCGGGCGTGCAACCCTACGCGGAAAGGTTGCCCAACTTCGTTCCGCTTGTCGAAGACATCGAGCTCAACGACCCGGAGCAGGTCGAGTTCGCCATCTTCAGCAGCGGCGGGCTCGACATGTACACCGACCAGGGCAACGTCACGCTGAGCAAGGACGTGCTGCACAAGCTGCGCCGCTTCCTCGGCCTGTTCGCGGAGGCCGCATGAGGCGCGACCATCCGGAACGGGTCGTCACCCGACCCGAGCGCCGCGGCGGCATCGTCGTCGGCTCGCTCGATCACCGCATCCTTCTCGCCCTGCGCGCCCCCGGCGGGCTGACCAGCGATCAGCTCTACGAGCGCTTCCGCCCGTCGCCGTCGCAGGCGATGTGCGCCCTGCGCCGCGCCGGGCTGATCGTCACCCCGCCCAACGGGCGCAAGGGCGAGAAGGTGTATCTCACCGACGCCGGCCGCGCCCTGGTCGACCCCGCCGGCCCGCTCGCCCGCCGCCGTTCCCTCATCACCTACTGCCAGCTTTAGGAGCCCTCTCATGGCAAAGACCAGCAAGACCCGCATCAAGGCCGCCGCCGTCACGGTCGACGTCCCGCAGAACCGCGAAGCCGCCGCCGCCGCGATCGCCGCGGTCGGCGCCGCCAGCCGCAACCTGCAGCGCATCAGCGCCGAGATGAACGACGCCCTCGCCGAGATCAAGGAGGCCTACGAGCGCGAGGCCGAGCCCTTCCGGCGCGAGATCGAGGCGCGCACCGAGGGCCTGCGCGTCTTCGCCGAGGCCAACCGGGCGGCGCTGACCAACAACTACAAGGTCAAGACCGTCGCCCTCACCACCGGCGAACTGGTGTGGCGCATGAATCCGCCGTCGGTGCGCCTCGTCGACACCGAGGAAAACGTCATCGCCGCCTGCGAAGCCGCCGGCCACCGCGAGTTCGTGCGCTACACGCCGACGCTGAACCGCGACGCGATCAAGGCCGACCCGGACGCTGCCGCCGGCATCGCCGGCCTGCGCATCGGCCAGAGCGAAGCCTTCGTCGTGGTGCCGTTCGAAGCGGAGCTGGCGGAGGTGGCGGCGTGAGCGCGAAGCCCGACAGCCAGTTCGATGTCATCGCCAGCGCCGGCGTGGGCTGGAAAAGCGTCTACGAAGCCAAGACCTTCTGGTACGGGCGTCAATGCAGCGCCTGCCGGCATTTCGAGATGCGCATGATCAAAACCCGGGAAACCGACTCGTTCGGGCACCTCTGGCCGACCTGCAACAACCCGGCGCTGCCCGGCGAACACGGTCAGCCGACGCAGCCATCGGCGACCTGCAACCACTGGGAGGCGAAACAATGACCAAGCTCCCCGCCGACGTCGCCCGTTGCCTCGCCCACGGCATCTGGCCAGGCGCTGGCAGCCGCAAGCCGCTGTGGTGCGAGGCACGCGGCGAATGCCTGCGCCATGTCGCCATTGCCAGCGACCCGCAGGACGGCACGCTGCTCGCCTCGCCGCGCCTGTGCGCGGTCGGCGAATTCACGTACCAGATCCCGGTGGAGGCGGCATGACCAAGCTCCCCGCCGACGTCGCCCGTTGCCTCAACCGCGACCGCCAATGCCCGTCCGGCAGCCGCTGCCGGCGTGCCCTCGACGTGCCCCATGACACCAACCGCGTGCTCTACGCCGCCTGGGAGTCCCGCATCGAACCGGGCGCCGACCGCTGCGACGGATTCATCCCGGTCAACCCGGACCTTTAACGTTTTTCCAACCGCCCAAGGAGGCAAACCCATGAACCAATCAGAACTCATCGCCAAGGTCGTCGAAGTCTCCGGCCTCACCCGCCGCGAGGTCGAGCATGCCCTGAAAACCGCCGGCGACGTCGTCCGCGACGTGCTGGCCGACGGCGGCGAGGTGACGCTGCCCGGTATCGGCAAGCTGGTCACCGTGCGCAAGGCAGCCCGCACCGCGCGCAACCCGACCACCGGGTCGACCTTCACCGTCGCCGCGAAGCAGGTCGTCAAGTTCCGCGTCGCCAAGGCGCTCAAGGACGCCGTCGCCTGAACCATCCCCCATCAACCATCCGCTTTCATCGGGAGAATGAAATGAAGAAACTCGCAATCCTCGCCGCCCTCGTCCTGTCAACCGCCGCCCTCGCCACCGAAGGCCACCCCGGCCACGAAAACCACGGCAGGCGCCCGGACAAGCCGGGCAAGACCGCATCGCAGCCGGTCGACGTCAGCGTCAGCCAGTCGGCCCGGGCGGAAGCCCGCGCGCAGTCGCTGGCCGCCGCCCGCTCGGCGTCGAGCGCAAGCGGCGGCAACGCCGCGGGCGGCGCCGGGGGTAACGCAGCCGGCGGCGCGGGCGGCAACGCCAGTGCTTCCGGCGGCAGCGCCACGGCGACCGGCGGCCAGGTCGTCGTCAATGGCGGCGGCGCAGGCTCCGGCCTGAACGGGCGCATCGTCCCTGACGTTTCGGCGTCGTCGCCGATCACCTCGACATCGTGCCGCAACGGCATCACCGCCGGCGGCTCGGGCAACGGCTGGGGCGGCCTGCTCGGCTTCTTCGCCGAAGACGATCTCTGCGAATGGCGTTTGCTCGAGGCAAGCTATCGCGCCACCGACAACCACGACCAGGCCAACGCCATCCGGCGCGGCATGACGCTGCAGCGCTGCGACAAGCTGGCTCCGAAGGAGCGCGAGATGTTCGGCGACCTCTGCCCGAAGCCGCCGGTGCAGGAAAGCCAGAACCCCGCCTTCGCGTCCGCCGGATAACGAGAGCGTCGCCTCAAGCCCGCGCCCCGCGCGGGTTTCGGGAGATACTTTCAACCAGGAGCAATCATGACCCCAGCCCAGAAACGCCTGCTCGTTCCCCTCCGCGCCCCGCGCTGGCCGCGCGCCCCGTGGCCGCTCTCCATCATCGCCGCCGCGGTCGACGGCTACTACGAGGCGTTTTTCTCCGTCCTCATCCCGCCGGTGCGCAAGTGACCGCCGTCGCGCTCGCCGCCCGCCTGCGCCTCATTCGCGCCATCCGCCACAAGGCGCACGACCTGCTCGATGACGCCGCCTACCGCGACATCCTGCGCCGCTGCGCCGGCGTCGACAGTTCGACGCGGATCACCAGCCTGACGCAGGCGAACGCCGTCCTCGCCGAGTTCCGCCGCCTCGGCATCGGCCAGCAGGCCCGGCCGCCGCTGGCGCCGATGCAGAAGAAGATGTGGGCGTTGTGGCAGCAGCTCGCCGACGCCGGGCGCGTGAACAACCGCCAGATGTCCGGCCTGCTCGGCTTCGTCAGGCGCCAGACCGGCGTCGAGTCGCTCGCCTGGCTGGCCTGGCCCCAGGAACACCAGGTCGTCGAGGCGCTCAAGTCCTGGCTCTTGCGCCCCGAAAACCCGTCAACCGACACGCAAGCCGATGCCTGATCTCTTCGCTGCCGACAACGGGCTGCTGGCGCCGCTCGCGGCGGCGATGCCGGGCGACCTGCACCCGACCCTGCGGGAAATGGTCGAGGAGAGCTACCTCTACCTGGTCGAGGATGCCGACGCCGTCGCCCGTCTCGGCCTCGACCGCCTGGCCGAGATCGCCGTCGGCCAGGTCGACCGCATCGCCGCCACCCTCGGCGGCTGCCAGTTCTACCTGCCGCGCGGGATCGGCGCCAAGCTCTCCGCCCGCGACCGCCAGATCGCCGAGGAATGGCGCGGCAACAACGGCCACGCCCTGGCGCGCAAGCACGGCATCAGCGAAATGCGCGTCTCGCAGATCCTCAAGAAGTGGCGCGCCGAGGAGTTCGCCCGGCGCCAGGGCGTACTGGGCATCGGCGGCGGCTGAAAAAGCGCGCAGGCGCTTTCGCGGGCGGCTGGCCATGCCAGCATGCCGGGAAGAGGAAGAAAACCCCGCCCATCCGTGCACAAATCGGTTTGTGCACTGTTTTGGGCGGGTGGTGACCGGTGATCTGTAGTCCGTGATTCGACCCGCCAGCCGCCGGCCACAATCCACCGCCTCGAAAAAACCAAAATGTTTTAGTGCAGACGCGCGCGCGCCAGCCGCCAGAGTGCGGCAATGCACAGCGCAACGCTTCCCGATTCCGTCGAAATCTTCCGTGCGGGCCGTCATGTCGACGATGCCGGCAATACGCACGATTTCTCAGCTGCCGACGTCGCGGCGATGGCAGCCGGCTATGACCCGTCCTTGCGCGAAGCGCCACTGACCGTCGGCCACCCGGCGAGCAACCGCCCGGCCTACGGCTGGGTGAAGAGACTCGCCGCCGCGGCTGGCGTGCTCACCATGAACACGCACCAGGTTGAGCCTGCTTTCGCCGAGATGGTCCAGGCCGGCCGCTTCAAGAAGCGCTCCGCCTCGTTCTACGCCCCGGCCAGCCCGAGCAACCCGACCCCGGGCCGCTGGTATCTGCGCCACGTCGCCTTTCTCGGCGCCCAGCCGCCGGCCGTCGCCGGCCTCAAGGACATCCAGTTTTCCGCAGGCGACGCCGAGGGCGCCGTCTCTTTTTCCGAAACCGCCATCGCCCCCAAGGAGACATTGATGGACGAGCAAACCCAAGCCCGCCTGGCCCAAGCCGAGGCGGACGCCGCTGCCGCCAAGGCAGCCCAGGCCACCGCCGAAGCCGCTGCCGCGGCCGCCAACGCGCAGCTCGCGCAGTTCGCCGAAGCGCAGCGTCAGGAACGCCACGCCGGCCACGTCAGTTTTGCCGAAACGCAGGTCAAGGCCGGCAAGCTGCTGCCGAAGGACAAGGAGACCGCCGTCGCCGTCCTCGACCAGTTGGCCGATGCGCAGCCGGTCGAATTCTCCGAAGGCGGCGCTGTCAGGAAGGTCTCCGCAGCCGAGTGGCTCAAGGGCCTGATCGCCGGCGCCAGGCCCGTGGTCAGCTTCGGCGAGTTCGCCGCCGGCGGCAGCGACGGCGAGTCGGTCAAGGGCCTTTCCGACGACGAGATCGACAAGCGCGTCAAGGCCTATGCGCACCAGCACAACGTCAGCTATTCCGAGGCGCTCGACAAGGTCGTCGGCTTCACCGCCTGACCGCCCGCCCAACCTCATCGCCCCTGAAAGGACTTCCCCATGATGACCCCCTCGCAAATCCGCCTCGCGCAGAACCCGATCCTGACCAACCTGCTGCTTGGTCTCGGTCAGGGCAGCTTCGTCGCCGAGCAACTCTTCCCGCGCCTGCCGCAGGCCCTCTCCGGAATCGTCCTCGCCCGCCTCGGTGACGAGCGCCTCAAGAAGTACAACCTGCGCCGCGCGCCGGGCGCCGCCACCAAGCGCGTCGACATCAACTACGACGGCGTCACCTACACCGTCAAGCAGTACTCGGTCGAGGTCCCGCTGCCGCGCGAGCTGATCCGCGAGGCCGACGAGTCGCGCCGCCTCAACGTCGGCAACCATCTCGATGTCTCGCGCATCGCCATGGTCACCGCCAACGACATCCTCGCCCTCGATTACGAGGTCGAGGTCGCGACCCTGGCCACCACCTCCGGCACCTACGCCGCCGGCCACGTCACCGCGCTTTCCGGTACAACCAAGTGGTCTCACGCTTCCGGCACCGCGGTGACCGACATCCGCGCCGCCTCCGACACCATCCGCAAGAAGATCGGCAAGCGCCCGAACACGCTGACCCTGTCGCCGGACGCCTATCTTGCGCTGTGCGGCAACGCCGAGGTCAAGACCTACCTGCCGGACTCCCAGCAGGGTTTCGCCACCAACGACCAGCTCAAGAACATCCTCAACGTCGCCAGCATCGTCGTCGGCGAGGCGGTGTGGAAGACCGATGCCGGCGTCGGCGCCGATGTCTGGGGCAACAACGCCATCCTCGCCTATGTCCCGACCATCGGCGGCAACGGCAGTGACCTCAGCCTGGCCGAGCCCGGCTTCGGCTTCACCAACGTCCTCGATGGCCACCCCTACGCAGAATCGCCGTACTACGACAACGGCAGCAAGTCGTGGATCTACGGCGCGACCTACGAGCGCCAGGCGAACGTGGCCTACAACGAGGCCGCCTTCCTCTTCCAGAACCCGAAGTAAGGAGCCGAGATGGCACTGATCGCAAAAGTGACCGTGCTGGCGGCGGTCAACGGCGTGCGCACCGAGTTCGCGCCCGGCGCCACGCTGCCCGAGCTGTCGCCGCACGACGTCGAGGCCTTGAAGGCGATGGGCGCCATCGAGGATACCGCCGAGTCCGACAAGGCGGCCAAGGCCGCCGCCGCCGCCGACAAGGCCGCCGGCAAGGAATTCGCCGAAGCCCGCCGCAAGGTCCAGGCCGAGCAGGCCTCGCTCGCCACCTGACCGAACCCCCGGGCGCATGATCGCCCGGCTTGAATCTCTTTACGAGGAGCAAAGACATGAAGCAATACGACAAGCAGCACTCCACCACCATCGTCGCCACCGGCGCCGTGGCGGCCAACCGCCTGATCAGCTTCGCCGGCGACTACGCTGTCGGCACCGCGGGTGCCGGCGGGTCCACCGACGCCTGCGGCGTTTCCGAGACCAGCGCCGCCGTTGGCGACGCGCTTTCGGTCATCACCGGCTACTCCGCCGTGGTGACGGCCGGCGCGGCGATCACCGCCGGCGCCTTCATCAAGCCCGGCTCCAGCGGCAAGGCCGCCGTCGGCAGCATCACCGACAACTGCGGGCGCGCCCTCGAGGCCGCCGGCGCCGACGGCGACCTGATCGAGGTGGTGCTGCAGAACCACATCCATCCGACCTCCTGATCCACTTCATGACCAAATACCAACCCGCGACGACCTGTGAAAACCCCTCTCCCATCGGGAGAGGGGCAGAGGCGCGGGCGCCTTCGCCATGAACTACGCCACCCAGGATGACCTGGTCACCCGCTACGGGGAACAGGAACTCATCGAGCTGACCGACCTCGCCAACACTCCGCCCGAGGCCATCGACGCCGAGCGGGTGGCGGCCAAGATCGACGACGCCTGCGCGGTGGTCGATAGCTACATCGGCCAGGTCTATCAACTGCCGCTGACCGGCTGCGCCAAGCCGCCGACGCCGCCGGAAACCGCGGTCGAATACGTCGCGCCGCCGGCCCTGGTGCGCATCACCTGCGACCTGGCGCGCTACTTCCTGCATTACAACCTGGCGCCCGAGAACGAGGTTTACCGCCGCTACAAGGACGCCATGAAGGAGCTCGAGGCCCTCGCCGCCGGCAAGGCGCAGTTGACCTGCCCCTGGGGCGGTTCGCCCGGCACGCCGATCGCCGCCGACGCGCAGTCGGGCGGGAACGAGGTGTCCTACGAGTTCAGCCCGCGCGCGGTGACCGACGACAGCCTGGTCGGGTTCGGCTGATGAATCTCGCCCCTGTCGTCGCCCAGCTTAAAGCAGATCTCACCAGCTTTCGCCAGGTCGGCGCTGTCGCCGACATGGCCACCGCCGAAGCCGCCAAGGCGATCATCTTTCCGGCGGCTTTTGTCGTCCCGATGGATGAACGCGCCGGGGCCGTCGCCAGCATCAGTGGCGCGCCGCAGCAGATCGATGTCCGCTTCATGGTCGTGGTGGTCATCGCCAACCGCCGCGACGCCACCGGCGCCGCCGCGCTGAACGACCTGCAGGCACGCCGCGACGAGGTCTTGACCGCGCTGCGCGGCTGGGTTCCGGACGGCGCGATCAACGCCCCGGTGTGGCAGGCCGGTCGCGTCCTGCGCCTGGCCGAGCCGCAACTGTGGTGGGGCGACACCTTCGCCTGCATCGCTTATACCTGACTTTCATAACGTCTTCACCAACCAGGAGAAACCATCATGGGAACCGCCCGCACCCCTTCCGGCACCCGCATCTTCATGCAGTCGGCGATCGCCGCCGAGCAGTCGATCACCGGCATCACCAAGGCCAACCCGGCCGTCGTCACCTACTCCGGCACCGATCCGGTCAACGGTGACTACATCGCCCTGGTCGACATGTTCGGCATGACCGAGTTCGAGGAGTCGCTGGTCAAGGCCGCCAACGTCAGCGGCGCCGGCAATACCTTCGAGGCGCAGGACCAGAACTCGACCAACTACGGCACCTTCGTCTCCGGCAACATGCAGGTCGTCACCATGGCCACCGAGATCGGCGACGGCACCGGCCTGACGATCAGCGGCTTCGAACAGCAGTTCGCCGAATACAACCTGCTGCGCGACCGCATCACCCGCCGCCTGCCGACCACCGTCTCCGCCGGCTCGGTCGAAATCCCGATGATCTGGGACCCGACCGACGCCACCATGCAGGCCATCGTCGCCGCCGCCGACTCTGCCCAGCGCCTCGGCTTCAAAGTGCTTTTCCCGGACAGCCTGGAGATGCTCTTCTTCGGCCACATCGGCGCCTCCGGCCTGCCGCGCGTGGAGAGCAACCAGTCGATCATCCAGGCCAGCATCTCGATTTCGATGGCCACCCGGCCGCGCTACGTCATCCCGTAATTCAAGACTTCCGGCGGGGCGGGTATCTCCCCCCTGCCCGAGCGCGCGCCGGCCTGACGCGCCCCCCGCCGGAACCCTTCAGGCCGCTTTATCAGGAATCAGGCCATGTTCAAAATCACCCCCGACCCTACCTTCCGCGCCAGCGTCGCCCTCAGCGTGCCGGGCAGCGACAAGCCGTCGACCATCGCGGTCGACTTCCGGCACCTCCCGAAATCGGCCCTGCGCGACTACTTCACCAGCCTCGACGGCAAGAGCGACGCCGAGGCGCTGGGCGCCATCGTCACCGGCTGGTCCGGCGTCGACACGGACTACAGCCCCGAGGCTCTGGCGACCTTGCTCGACAACTACCCCGCCGCCGCCGGAGAACTGTTCGATGCCTACCGCCGCGAGCTGCTGGACGCCCGCAGAAAAAACTGATCGCCATCGCCCGCCGGCTGGTCGCGGGCGAGACCGGCGACGCCAGCATGTTTCAGGCGCTCGGCGCGCCGGCCGCGCTGCGCCGCCAGATCGAGGAACGCCTGGTCGACGTCTACCCGGAGAATGTCACCCCGCTCCGCGTCTTTTCCGCCATGGCCACGCAGTGGCGGGTCGGCATGGGCGGCGCCACCGGGCTCGACTACGCGGTCCTGCCGGCGGTGTTCGATCTGTTCCGGGTGCGCAAGACGAGGGAGCGCGCCCGCGTCTTCGCCGCGCTGCGCGTCATGGAAGGCGAGGCGCTCCGGGTCTGGGCGGAAGCGCGCTGAACACGATCAATCCCGGCGCAGTGCGATGGCCAGCGCGACAAACCAGCCGGCAACCGGCAGCAGCAGCCACAGCCAGATGCGCGTCATCCGCCAGTGATCGAGGCCGCGGGCATAGCCCGCGAGCGGCGGCAGGAAGGGCAGAAGGAAGATGACCAACCACGACAACGAGTTCATGCACGGATTATAGGACGATGGACAAGGCCCTGAAGCTGAAAATTCTGGTCGACGGTTCCCAAAAAGCCGTCGCCGAACTGACGCGGATTTCGTCGGCGGCGGAAACCATCGACAAGAAGGTGTCGACGATCGGCGCCAGCGGCGCCCGCGCCGCCGCCGGCATCGAGGAGCTATCCGGCAAGATTGCGCTGATGGGCCACCTGACGGCGGGTCTGGTCGTCGGGCAGCAACTGATCTCCGGCGTCCAGGCCGCCGGGCGCGCCATG